TCTCTAGGACCGCCGCCGGCCCAGCTCCAAGTGTCGGTCATGGCCGAATCACTGGCAACGTTGAAGTCGTGGATCTCCTTGCCTATAGAGGGTTCGCTAGTGACCGTCGAACCCGTGGCGTTGTAGGAGCCGCCGTGGACGAGATCCCCGACCGCCGGAAGCGTGCTTACGTCGGGCGTGTCCCAGAACACAGTAGAGCTATTCGCGCCGCCGAAGCCGTAGCCGTCCCCGGTTGCAGCGCCCTCGATGTAGGAGCCGCAGATGTAGCGCGAGTCGGCGGTCGAGGCCGAGAAGGTCGCCGTCACCGTCGACCCGGAAGCGAGCCCCGACGGCGCGTCCAGATAGGCGAGCGCGAAGCGGTCGGAGCCGTTCGCCTGCTGGCCCATGACGTTGCCGGTGCAACCCGTGGCGCTGACCGAGGAAAGAGTCGCGCCGGCCGAGAACCACCCGACCGCGAGGAGGATCTTGCCGCCGGAGGGAACAGTCGCCGTGGTCGTGAACGTGACCGTGCTCGATGTCGAGCCCGCCGAAGGCGTGTTCTTGCCGATGTCAGTCGGAGCCGTGATGTCGCTCGCCGCGTTATTGGCGAGCTCGACAATGATGTCGCAGAAGGCTGTCGGTGACGTGCTCCCCCAGGTGATCGTTGTACCCGTGAACCCCGAATCGCGGGTAACGTACTCCAGGCCCGTCGCGGGCGTGTTGTAGCCCGAATCGTTGCGCTCAGCCCATCCCGACGGCTCCGTCAGATTGGCCGTCGTCGAGGCGTTCAAGACCTGGCCGATAGTCAGGTTGCCGGTGGCGGCGCTCTGCGGGAAGGTCGGAGCCGGAGTTGTCGACGCCGCCTGCGAGTCCTGCTGCGCCGACTGGACGAGAACGCCCGAGCCTCCGACCGTGAAGCCGGAAAACTCCATGACCTGGATCCCGCCGCCCGTCTCCGTGCCGGGAGGCGCTCCCTGCGAAACCGTATGCGAGACCGCCGAGGAGACGAGTGTGTCTCTGACCCAGATGGAGGACGAACGCGCTCCCGATGCCTGCTCTGCCTGGGCGAGCTTCGTGTACGTGCCGCCCTGGTCGTCTGTTACGTCAGTCGAAGAAGCTCGAGTTCCGCCGGAGTAGCCCTCGATGACGACGAGCAGCCCGCCTACGGCAGGCGTGATTGCGGCGGTTTTGCCGCCGGTCGCGGTATTGAAAGTGCCGACCCGTTGGACAAAGGCGGGCACGTCGCCCCCCTACCGCTAGGCCGCTACGGTTCCGAGCGTGATGTCGAGGTCGCCGGCGGCGATGGTGAAGTTGTCGCCCGCGTTCAGGCCCTTGGCCGAGGCGAGGTCATCGGAGCCCAGAAACGTTCCGGCTGAGGAGGCAGACCAGAACGAGATGTGCGAGACCGTTCCCGTGGTCGACACGCTCGTCCAGGTGATGTCGGCCGAGGTCGTGATCGCCCCGCCAGAGGACGCCGAGAAGGTAGCCGCCTGCCGGGTCGTGTCTCCAAACGCGTTGGTCGCTCCTGAAGCTCCGGGGTCGCCGGTGTGCAGTTTGACGAAGAACGCCGCCGGATCCGAGTAGGCGACGCTGCGGCAATACGCGTCGAGAATGGCGTCGGCCTGCCCTGATGCAATCCCTGTGGTCATCTAGTCCTCCTTTCTAGTTTTAGGGCTTATCGGCTAGGCGGCCGCTTCAGCGAGCACGCGGCTGAGGCCGAGCGGGTTCGAGAAGATGTTGTTCTCGTCGAAGACGTAAGCGACGTGCCATTCGCCGTTGACGTAGGAAGGTCTCACCGAATGGATGGCGATGTGCCCGAGCGTGATGTCGGGCTTGCACCAGATCTGGAACCCCGCCTCGCGCGCTTGCTGGCAGAAGTAGAGGTCCTCGTTGAGGCCGGCGGCGTCGGGCGCGGGGCGAAACCAGGGATCCGAAAGGGCCTCGAACACGTGCCGGCGGATGAGCATCCCCGCCGAGCCAGCGGCATGGACCCTCGTCAGATCCTTCTCGGGGAGGTTGGCTACGACGTACCAGCCGTCCTCGTTCTGGTGCGAGAAGACGACCGGGAGCCAGGGCGGAGTCCTTTTCAGGACCTGCGGGACGAGGATGTCAACGCCCTCGTTCGTGTGCATGACCTCGAGCAGGCGAAGAAGCGTTCCCGGCTCGAAGGTGTGGTCGTCGCCCATGATCCAGACCCACTCGAACTTCGGGTCCGACATCGCCTTACGGATGATCTCGTTGCAGTTCCCCGACACGTCGACGCCGCGCGTGTAGACGAGCTCCGTCCCCACGGGCGTTGCCGCGATGGCCCCGCAGAGCGAGATGCCGAACTCGGAGTAGCGAGACAGGTCGCCGCCCACAACCCCGATCAACCCGGGAGGGAAGTTGCTGGGAAGCGGTACGCCGCTAGGGGCCCGCTTGAGCGCCAGGAGATCCGCTACCGGGTCGCTCACGCGTTTGCGAGCTCGAGGTCTGCTTCGTCAGCGTCCTCGAGGGGCATGAACCCCCCAGGACATGCCTTCACGGCTGGGTGGTTCGCGGAGACCTTCTGGAACGGCTTGAACGCGTAGGGGACTCCGGGGTCGCCCTCGTCGACGACGTCCATCTGGTTGTCGATGGTGATGCGCTCGCCGGTCTTGTTGTGCGTGATCGTGACCTTGCCGTACTCCGGCGCCCGCGCGCCAACGACCACGACGATCGCCTCTCTCGCTACCACCATTCCCGTTTTCTTCGCCATCTCTACTCCTTCCAGGGTTAGGGGGAGCGCCACCCTGGCGGACGCTCCCCCAACTTTCCTTACTGGTAGGCGCCGTCCTTGTAGACGCCCCAGCGGTGCTTGGCTTTCTCGGCTGCGTACTCCTCGCCGTCCCCGTCCTTGCCCACCTTCTCGAGGGCCTTGCCGGAGGGGGTGTCGGGGTTTGCAGCCTTCTTCTCTTGCTTCTTGTCTGCCATCTGTCCTCCTATGCGAGCTTGAGGACCTTGAAGGCGGTCCCGGAGAGCACTTTCGCTCCCGTTCGCCAGTAGGCGAGCAGGAACTTCTGTCCGGTGGGCATCCCCGTCGTGGCGTCCTGAGCGAAGCCCGCGTCGACGATCGCCAGGCCTGCGCGGTCGACGATCTTGTAGTAGCGGAAGTCGCCCACGATCCCGATGAGCTGCCCGGTCGTGAACGTGCCCGACTGTCCCGAGGCCTCGTAGACGGGATGGCCGAAGATGTCGACTCCGGCACGTCCGTCCTGGAAGCTCGCGACCTGTGCCGCCGAGCGGAGCTGGATGTTCGCCTGCAGCATCGCGGAGCCGCCGGCCGTGTCGAGCTGGCGGATCTTGTCGAGGACTGCGTTGTTGAGCGCCCAGGAGGCCCCGTTGCGGAACCGTGGCCCGAGGGCGTTGTGAACTCCGTACACGTCAGCGACGACCAGCGAGTTCGTGTTCGAGGCGGTGTAGACCGAAGCGGAGGCCCCGGTGATGACACCGAAGGGCTCGTTCGAGCCCGTCCCGACCGCGAACTTGGAGGCGTCGAGAACGTCTCGCGAGTCCTGGATGTCCTGGGCCATCGCCGTGGCGAACCCGCCCCAGTCCATCCCGATCTCGATCGAGTAGGGGATGTTGACGCGACCCATCTCCGTCGAGACGGCAGGCTGGGCAAGCGTCGGGGACTGATCCGTGGTTGCGGCGGCCTCTGCCTGGTAGGCGGCCGTGATACCGCCGGACGTCACCCCGCGCCACTCGTCCACCGTGATCGTCTCGACGTTCGCGATCTGGCGGTAGGGGTTCACCGCGCCGTTCGAGGTCGGGATGACCGAGGGGTCGAGGACGTAGGGCACCGCCGCTCCACCGGATGCGAGCGTCAGAGACATCGCGCGGTGGAGTGCCATCTCCTCACGCTGGGAGCGCGGGGCTCCGGTGAGGAACTTCGTGAACGCCCGCCGATACTCCGGCGAGCCGGTCGCGAGGAAGTAGCGGGCCATGTCGGCGCCGCGCCTTCCCTGACCGTCCGAGAGCAGGTACTCGAGATGCCCCTGGACGTCCTCGTGATTCCGGGCCGCCTTGGGGTGCGGGAACTCCGCCATCTCGACCGCCCTGAGAGCGCGGTCGTGGAGCTCGCGGGTCTCCACATCGGGGTCGTCGTAGGAGCGATTGACCGTTGCCAGGTCCCAGATGTCCTCGCCGCGAACGGCGGAGGCATTGCTGTAGACCTTCATGCCCGGCTCGATGCGCTCTGCTTCGGCCGACTCTGCGATGACCTTCTCGCGGAGCTCGAGCTCCCTGAGCGTCTTCTCCGAATCGTCGATCTCGTCGTTGAGGACGTTCCAGCGGTTCTTGGCATCCTCGTCGAAACGCTTGCCCTCGTACTCCGAGTCGAGAGCGTCGCGCTGTTCCCTGAGCGACGCGATCTTGTCGCGCAGCTCGTCCTTCACTACGGGAGCAGCCATTTGGGTGACACCTCCTTTTCCGATAGCCAGTCCTTCTTGGGCTTCGGCTGGGTGTCACGGCTCGCCTCTACGGGCTCCGGCTCGTCCGGGGGAGCTTCTGGTTCCTCCGGGGCCGGCTCCTCGTCAGGCTCCGAGTGTGGCGGCGCAGCCTCTTCTGCTTGGTTCCGCACCAGTTCTAGAAGGTGGTGCGGGTCGTCCATCAGCCGCGCGACGATGAGCTCGTCGGTCAGCGAGCGGACGCTTGCCGTCGCTCCCTCATAGGCGGGGAACGTGACGATCGAAAGTTCTTTCACGGACGCTTCCATCACGGAGCGCTCCTCGAGCCCGTCCGGGTTGTATTCGGAGCGCTTCGGGCGCTGGGTCGTGTCGTAGCGAATCGGGAGCCTCATCGCAATCGAGGTCCCGTAGAGACCGGCCCGCAGGCCGTCGACGATCAGGGGGGGGGTCGACGGGAGGAGCCGAGCGCGGTAGTAGGCGCCGTCCTCCTCGTCTCTGACTTCCTCGAGGGCCGCGATCGGTGACTTCCCGATCGCCTCCATGCCGTGCTGGAAGAGGACGCGCATCTTGCCGGCGCGCTCCTTCAAGGTCTTGGTCAGGGCTCCAGGGAGGATGCGCTCGAGGAAATGGCCCTCCAGCGCGGAGCGGATCTCGGTCCACTGGTTGTAGGGCACCATGCGCCCCTCGAGAATCCCGCCCTCTCCATCCTCGCGAAAAGCAAGTTCGGCCGAGCGGTAGTACGTTTCCATGCTCCTCTTATCGGCTAGTCGTCGTCCTGCGAACTAAGAGCCTTCTCGAGCTCGTCCTCGAAGCGCGGGAGGGGCAACTGCTTCTGGCCGTTCCCATTCAGGGCCGGGGTTTCAGACGGTGTACCGGGCGGTTGGAGCTGGACGCTGACGAGCCCGGAGTGCTGCAAGCGAGTGAGGTCGTTGGAGTCGAGTGCGTCTGTGACGGTGGCGGGGACGAAGCCGGCGTCGATCAGGAGCTTCGCCGCCGCCGAGGTCTTGGCCTGCGTGTCCGCGATCGCGGTGATGTCGTCCTTGAGGGCTTTGATGTCGCGGTCGTCGTACCAGAGCTGAGCCCCGGGCGGAACGTTGAGGACGGACTCGAAGCAGGCGGCCATCATGCGCCACATCGGGCGGGCGGTCAGGTCAGCGAACCGCCTCATGGCGAGCTGGTAGTTCGAATACGTGGCAGACTCGAGCCCTTCGGAGAAACCGACGATGATCGGCGGCACTCCGGCCGCGGAGGCGATCCTCGTCTCTCCGGCGCCCTGCACCTTCTTGAAGTCCATCTGCTCGAGCGACGACCCGATAACGGATGTGTTCGGAACCGCGGTGTTGAAGAAAAGACGTTTGTAGGCGTTCTGGGGGCCGTCCGATGCTGCCTTGAACGCCTCCACGGTTGCCTGGAACTCCTGCGGGTCGGGAATGTCGAACGAGATCGCGACGTTAGGCCCGCCCGACTCGAAATGCCGCTGCTTCACCGTCGTCGCTGACTTGTCCGCCTGGATGTCCGCCAGGATCGAGGTCAGCCAGGAGGTCCCCCTGAACCTCGCGGTCGGATCCGGGGTGGGGCCGGTGAAGTGGCAGACCTCCTCGACCCTCAGGGCAATGGGGTCGCCTTTGCCCGAGTTCCTGCCGCCGGGGTGGTAGATGTAGCCGATGATCTCCGCGTCCAGAGCCGCCGCGGGCTCCTCGACATCCATGTTCGAGCCGAGGACGATCGTCACCCAGTCGGGCCGCATGCGCATGATCCCGTTCCGGTTCCGCCAGCCGTAGAAGTTCCCCGACAGGGAGTAGTCCTGCTCGAGGCGGACGATCAGGTCGCCGGTCGTCCCGTTCGGCCACGGCTTTTCGAGCGGCGCGAGGTCGGCGGTGCCGAAGAGCGGTCCCGGCCGCCCGTCGCGGAACTGCCGCCACTGAAAGCGCGCCTCCGAGAAGAGCGACGCGCGTGCGAGGATGCAGGCGAAGACTGGGGAGGACGAGTAGTAGACGCCCTGCGTAAACCCCGAAAAGCTCGGGATGACCTCCTCTTCCCGCTGGGGGTTCTGGGTGAAGTTGAGCCCGAACGGGGTCTGCGAGTAAGCCGTCAGGTCCTGGAAGGAGGGGAAGATGATCGAGCGGTTGGCTACCGGCTCGCGCCGGCCCATCGCGCTCCAGAAGTCACGCAGGCCCACACTCGGCTTATCGGCTAGCTAGCCCACCGCGAAGGCGGCCTTGCGCGGCTTCTCATGAGTCAGGGCAGCCGAGACCGCGAGGGTGAAGGCGACGAGCGGGGCGATGTTCGTCGAGGAGTCCTTGCGAGACCAGGCCCAGGCATCTCCGAGGGGGCGTGTGACTGCCGCTTGCACGGCAGCGTTCAGCTCGGGATCGTTGAGATGCCGGAAGGATTGCCGCTCGACGGCGTCGACGAGATGCCCGCACGCGGCAGCGTGATCGGTCGCATTCAGGGTCTCGACTTCAATCCCCAAGTCTCGGAGCTCGGGAACGAGCGAAAACGCGGGGCCACGTCCGTCGCAGACGGGCTCGACCCGGTGCTTTTTGACCAGATCGGCAACCCTGGGTGCCACCCAGGCGGTTCCGCCCTTGGATTCGACGAGCTCGGCCTGGATGAGCCCGTCCTTGCGACGCCCGGCGATGACGATCGCTCCCTTACGCTCGGGGGAGACGTCGAAGCTGACGAACTCCGGGGTCTGAATGACACCGTCGTCTGCGAGCGCGGCCCAGGAGTCGTAGTCGATCGGGTTCGTGGCAACGTGGTCGGTTCGCGGCCAGTCCCCGATGCCGAGAATCTCGACAGCGAAGGCTCGAGGGCCGAGGCTCCGGAGCTCGTCGTAGAACCCCTCCGGGTCGATCCTGATTCCGATCGCCGGGTTGGCCTGCTTGTGCGCCTCCCCGTCGAGCAGGGTGTCCATCGGCACCGTCTCGGGGTTTCCGCCCTCGACCGACCACTCCAACCAGGCCAAAACGTCGTCGCCCTTTACCCCGCGCTCTCTGAGCCGTGTGAAGGTGACGCCGTGCTCGTGCATCTGCTGGTCGACCGCCGAGCCTGTGTACCAGACCTGCGGGTTTGGCCGTGCTCGCTTGGTCGGGAACATCGCCGCCATGACGGCCGCCGGCAAGTCCATTGCCTCGTCGAGCACGACCAGATCGGCCGAATATCCGCGGCTTCCGCCCTTCGTTCTTGCTCGGAACTGAATCGAGCGTTCGCCCTTGAAGTAGAACCCCTCCTTGCCGTTCGCAACCTTGACCCCGCCCCTCTTCAGCTGTCTCGACAGACGGGGTGTTTCCTCGATCAGGTAGCGCAGGCGCTCGAAATGCTGGCTCGCAGTCGCGAATTCGTGCGCCGAGTGGAGTACGAGGCAGTCCCTCTGGTGCGGAACGAGGTCGATCTCGGCCACTTCGCGAATCTCGAGGATCCCGCCCTTCCCGTTTTGGCGAGCAACGCAGACTCCGACCTCCTTGGCGGCCCAGTTCCCGTTCGGGCGCGTCCGCATCGCCTTGCGAAGCGCGTATTGCTGCCAATCATCGAGGTCGAGGGGAGTCTCGGAAGCGAGCTCGAGCGTGCGTTCAGCAAGGTCTTCGTCCCCATCCGGGAAAGTGCTGATTCGCGGGTCTACCACGGCCTCGAAACCCGCCGTTTCGCCCGCTTCTTGCCATTCGTGATCGCCGCGCCGATCTTCGCGCCGGCCCGACGGTTGCAACTTCGATGAGCGGGGCCCAAGTAGCCCTGTTTCCCCGGCGCATGGTCGAGATCCCAAGGCGTTCCGGGCAAAATCGGGTGCCGGCATCTCGAGCAAAAGGCGTTCCCGGCGTCGACGACGACCTTCCACCTTCGCCGCTCGGCCTGATGGGCGGGGCCATAACCCCTCGCCCTAGCCGATGCGCGGGGATACCTGCTCTTGGGCTTCATCGCTCGCGGGGAGAGAAATTCGAACTGGCGCGGGAGTCTTCAGCGGGGGTTCCTTCGAGGCGACCCGTGCCCCCCTCCTCCTCCATCTCTGGAGCAAGTCGGTATTCGGTCGACGATAGGTCCCTCTCGGTCACGTCCTGCCACATCTGGCCGACACCGAGAATCCCTAGACCACCACGTAGGATTTTTCCTCGCTTCGAGTCCTTGGCGAGGATGAAGCTCGGAGGCATTCCGTAGTGAAGTCGAAGCCGCGCATTCATCTCGCTATCCAACTCCTCTCCGTTGGCCAGAGCCAGAGTGCATACTCCCATTCCCCATCGGTGGGTCTGGTGAGGAAGGCGACGAGTGGGCTCACGCTGTGCTCCTGAGATCGTCGCGTGCGTTCTTATCTTCGATGGCACGGCGCTCTTCTTCGCTGAGCAGCGCCACCAAAAGAGCGTCCTTGGCTCTCGTCCTACTGCCGTCGATGGAACGCAGGTTGTCCAGGGCTTCCTCGACCAGCTCACGTTCACGACCGTCGAGAGTCATCCCTCTGCCACCTTGAGATCGGGACGGCCTGTGACGCTAACGTAGTCCCTCGACTCCAAGAGCATCGGCTCGAGGCGGACCGTAACTCGTCCGTCTGGTTGAGTGATGCCGTCCCAGCCTGTGAACGTTGCGGTGTAGTGGATGCCGTCGAGAGTGCAGCCGTTGGCTACCACGTAGCAGGCCTCTCTTGGATCGAGGGCGAGGGCGGCGGGGCCTGGTCTGTCTGGTCTGAGTCTCCAGACCGGGGTGAGGTAGTCGGTGGGCAGGGGCGGGATAGTCACGCCACGTCCTCGTACTTCCCCGTGCCTTCGTTGAGGCGCTGCTGCTTAGCGCACATACGGCAGAAGCGGCGACGCTTAGATGGGATGTAGCTCCACCCGAAGATGTGCGGACAGAAGCGCCAGCCCTTGGTGTTCACGCCGCCCACCGCTTCGAGACTGGGGCGTGATAGCGGCGAACGTCCTCGTTGTAGCGCTGCCGGA